TAATGCAAAAATATATTAATTCAAACGGTGAAACGCAGCATTTTATAGGTAATGTCCCTGACGGTTGGCATGTAATGACGAAAAAAGAATTAAAAGCAGAACACGAAGCTGAACTTTTGACATCATACGCAGAAAGCCGACAAAATGAGTATCCGCCTATTGGTGATATGATAGATGCTATTTGTAAAGCACTAGACGGTGATATAACTGAATTTAATACTCTCAACACTAAACGTAAAGAAATTAAAATTAAGTACCCTAAAGGATAAAAAAATGAAAGACGACCAATCTATAAAACTATTAGAAGATGTAGCTGTTATTAAAGCTTCTGTCGAAGGATTACCTGAACGAATAGATCGCCTTGAAAGATTTAATGATAATATAAGAGGTGGGTTCTGGTTGTGTACTAAAGCCGGTGGATGTCTAGTAGGCTTTTCTGGATTGATTTACATAGTTATAGAGGTAACAAAAAACTTATCATGAATAGTCCAATAGTAATAATAGAAAATTTTACAGAAGAAGAATTAAAATGTAAATGTGGGTGTAATCGTTTTAACTATGACAACGAATTCCTTATAAAATTACAGACATTCAGGTATCTGTTAAATAAATCAATGACAGTTACATCAGGATGTAGATGTATTGAGCATAATAAAGAGGTTAAAGGCAAGAAAAATTCATGTCATATTTGTGAGGGTAAAAAAACTACAGCATCAGATGTAACAAATAATAATTGTGAAGAAATTTATAATCTTGCGTGTAAATTAGAATTTTTTAATGAAGTTTTATTTTACAAGAAACTTAATTTTGTACATTTAGGAATTGATAGAAATCAAACTGGTAATTGTTATAATATAATATATTAGGCAAGCGAGAATCGATTCTAAGCAAATTAAATATAGTTCAGGTCATAACTATCCTAAAAAACTTAAAGCCCCTTAATTGGGGCTTTAATAATTTAATCTCGGGATCGAACCGAATTGTTAGATTAATTAAATTTTCTAAGTTCTTCATTTATCTCAATCCTTAATTTACCAAATTTTAAATAATCATTATGGTTATTTAAGTCTGGATATAATTTCATTAGTTCTTTCATTTTATCTATTACAGGTTCTCTATGATATGTAAATTTATCGACCACTTCTTCTTCCATAACTTTAATAACAAAGAAATTGCATTTTTCTTGAAAACAAAGTCTTTGAGCTTCAGCAGTAGCCTCTTCTTTACTATGATGTATTTTTGTTGGTAAGCGACCTACTTGATCGCTTTCTATTTGTACGTAATAAAGTTCAAACATAATTTACTCCTTTATTGTATTAAATTACATATTCTTCGCCGCATTTACCGCAAGTTATAACAATAATGTCTTCCTTTTCTTCTATGTATTCAATCACAAGCCCACATTTGCATTTAAATTCTTTTTTAATTGCTTCATCATTCATTTAAAATTATCCTTTAATTGCTTATAATTTCTAATAATTCGTTTATATCAAAATTACCTACTATTAATTTTTGTTTTATTTTTGCCAACTTTGCCTTATCGCTTTTACAATTATTTATACAAAAGCCATTCTCCATTGGCTTATTACATTCTGGACAATATGCTGGTTGATTAAATATATTTCTTATTATTCCAGTTCCTGCACATATAGGGCATTTAGTTTCTACTGGTTGAAATATTTTTTCTTCTTTCTTGAAAGGGGTTACGCCACTCAAATTGTCGATAACCTCATTAAGCTTATATGCTGTAGCTTTCAAATCTAATTTTCCATTAAAATCTTCTATGTATTTTAATTTAACCACATTTGATAATCCCATAGGTTTTTCCTGTTCATTCAAGTAAGTAATTATGTCATCAACTTTTCGCATAATAATTTGTAAACGTTTATCCTCAAATTCTTGTTCAGTAAATTGGTTTATCATAGTTCTACTCCTATTCTTGATTGTACTCCTCTAGCGAAGTAATGTTTAACGCATTCCATTTTAGTTATTAAATCAGCTCTATCTAAAATATTATCTGAAAATTCTCTACCAGTTAACACAAGCTCTATATTATCCGGTTTTTCTTCTATAAATTTTAATAATCGTTTTTCTGTTATCAACCCACATTTTAATGCAGCTGTGGCTTCATCTATTACTATTAATGTATAATCTTTATAATTATCAAGTATAAACTTCCAGTTTTTTACAGCCCATCTTTTATCATCATAAGTTATATTTTCAGGACTCTCCCATTTCATTCTATTACCAAATCGCTTAAATGTAAATCGTTTTCCTAGTAAAAATTTACAAATCTTAAAGAAAGTTTTTTCACCTGAAATAAAAGACTTATGCCCTTTACAGAATGAGGTGTAAAGAACTCTACCGCCATGCCCAAGATGTCTAAGCATAAGCCCAAGAGATGCGGTAGTTTTCCCTTTGCCCATACCCATATATATTTGAATATATCCATTGTTCAATGAAAACTGGGGATTTATCATCTATACTCCTCCATGTTTATATTGTTTTCAACTTCATTGCCCCAAGAATCCCATCCTTCTTTTTTTTCTCTAGCAAACATTTCTATACGAGGAACATCTCCAAATAGTTTTACTATTCTGTCTCTAACTTCATCTGGTTTCCTAGAGTGTTGTCGTCTTTCTGCAAGAATGACTGAAGAAACACTATTACTTACTGGTTTCATTTTACCCTTAATACCTAACAAACAAACTTCTCCGTTCGATTTAGCATAGTAACCAACACCAAAGAAAGGTTTACCATTTTTAGAATTAAGCTTTATCCAGTTAAAACCTACTGTTTTATAGACAAATCCCCAATATTTAAATAACTCAATCTGCTTATCTAAATAAGGAAAAGTACACCACATTAATAATGCACAGTTTTCAGCAGCCAGTTTAGGAACGGGTAAGGCTTTTATTTCTTTCATTGTCATTAGGTCATAATGTCCACAAGCTCCTCCTCTGAACCTTGTCTTATGATTGGCTCTTGAATTATAACTCCAAGGCGGATCTGCATAAATTATATTGTATGTCATATTATTTCCTTAATTTACTTGTATCAATAGTAAAAACTTTAATATCTTTTGATTTTACCAGCATTGTTTCCTTAATTAGTTTTATTTCCATTAAAAATTTTAATATATAGTATATAATTAAATCCACGGTGCTATATAAAGATGTTCCACATAAAGGGCACTCCCTATATTTTAATCCATCTTTAAAAGCACATTCTTTTGTAGCTCCACAATTATCACATTTAATTATCATTTATTGCCTCCTTTATTTTTTCTATACTTTCAGTCTTTATTTGTTCTATTCTTTGTTTACTTAGATTAAGTTCTTGCCCTATTTTTAAAAAGGACTTTGGCTTTTCATAACTATCATAACGAGATTCTATCACATACTTTTCTTTATCAGATAATATATTCATTTTATTTATACAAAATTCTTTCATTAACTTAGACTCTGTTACCTCTTCAGGATCAATACTTTTTAAGTCTTGTATAATATTCATAAAACTTTCCTTGAAATCAGCATCCAGAGAATCTAAGCTACAAATTTTTGATAACATTTTTATTCTCAGAACTTTTGCATATTCTTTTTCTGTTAATTCCTTTCCGTTTTTGTATTTAGCTAATATCCCATAGAGCCACACTGGAATCCTGATAGTTCTTGATTTTTGGCATAATGCTCTAATTATGTTTCGTCTTATCCATGCAATAGCATAGGTAGTAAATCTACAACCAAATTTTAAATCAAATTTATTATAAGCTGTCAACAACCCTATAGAGCCTTCTTGTATTAAATCAGATAGTTCTACTCCATTATCTTTGTATCTAATAGCAATACTAAATACTAATCGTAAATAATGTTTCATGAATTTTTCTTTTGATTTTTTATCTTTCTTCAGGAATAATTCAATTTCTTCCTCTTTAGTTAAATTTTTTATTTCTTTAAGGCGGTTAAGATAAGAATACATTATGCCATAATCGCTGTCTTGGATAGCATTTGTCATTATTTGCCTCCTATTCTTAATTTACCTGAATCTTCTTTGTAATATTTTAATTCTTCTTGCAATAAATTAATTTGATCTTGCAATACTTTATTTTTTTTCTTGTAAAACTGAATTTTTTGCCTTAATTTTATTCTTTGTTGAATGCCAGAAATTATCATATTAAATTACTCCTCATCTTTTCTTCTGTAACTCGAATTTGTAAACACTAATTTTTTACAATCGCCTACTATCCTGTCAAGTATTGCAGAGAATTCCGGGAACTCTTTTATTGCAGCCATACTTTCAGGATTTGCTGTCAATATAAAACTTGTACAATTATTTACTAGTTTATCAAAAAATGTAAAGGTATTGACAAGTCTAGTTTCTGTGTATTTTTCACGTCCAAAATCATCAATAATTACTAAATCTTTTTGTGTCCATTGATCCAAAAGCCAAGATTTATTTTTATAATCTTTTGCAAATTCTGCTTGTTGCATTTCTCCAAGGTAATCATTAAAAGTTTTAATTATAACTTTACAGCCCATTGAAACAAGTTCTTTGCCAATACAGGTTGCTAGTGTTGTTTTACCATTCCCCGGAGCACCAATTAAAGATAACCCTTTTGATCTTTTGGGTGCAAAGTTTTTAATATATTGTTTAGCAGTTTCTGTGTGTTCACAACTTAAATTTTTTAACCTGAAAGATCTTAATTTTCGAGAAAACCCAGCTTGTAAATATAGCTGTTTAATTTTTTGTTTTTTCCTGATACATTTTTCTCTTTCTACATTTTTTTCAGCATTTTCCTCAGAACAATTACAATCAGGAAATGGAATTCCATGAAATATATTCCCAAATTTTATATCTTTATTTACGAATTTTTTACCACAATAGGGACATTTTCTAGAAATTGTATCCGTCATTTCTTAGCTCCTCAAGGCTTTCTTTAGGCTTACTCTGATTTTTTAATGGCACTATACCCATATAATTATTTGCCATCGCGTTTTTTATAACAGTTTCTGCTTTTTTGTTGTCATTCTGGGAGTACTCATTTAGCATATCAATGAATGCTTTCAAGCTCCTTTCAGTCTTATAGGATTGTCTTTTTTCTGCTTTCTTGTAGTCCAACCATACCTGTACAATGGTTTTAAATTCCGCTGTTATATAATTAGTACTACATAATTTTTCTAAAAGATTCCCATTAGTATCTTTAGTAGAAGGATCTATTATAGTAGACTTATTATTATGATCGGGATTTTCATCCGTATGGGTATACGGATTTTCATCCGTATGGTTACGGATTTTCATCCGTATGGGGGTGGAGGATGTAAGCTTAGTTATATCGCCAGTTATGCGGATATATGAATAAACTCCTGTTTTATTTCTTTCACAACATTTTTCCAATAATCCAACACTTTCAATTTTTTTAAGTCTTCTATATAATCCATCCTTTGTTTTAATGCCAAGCAATGGCATATCTTCAAGGAAATATTTATAGTTTATCCAAGCATATTCTTTTTCGTTGATTATCTTTTTAGTCATATTTGGATAAAAATCTTGTATCCACCTCAGAATTAATAGATCAGTAATATCTAACCCTAAGGAAAGAGCTTCTTTTTGTGAATATCCTTCAATCGTGTATTTCATCTAGTATCCTCTCCTCATAGCTTTTGTTGATTTTCGCTACGATAGCTGATACAATAAATTTAGACCGGTTGTCAAAATCCCACTTGACACATTTATCTAATTTTTCTAGAACCTCATTAGGTATGCTAATTGATATTTGTTTCATTTTTTTCCTCCGGCTTTTTCAATTTTTTCAATACAGTATTCTTTAGCTTCATTTTCTGTTCTGAATAAAGTTCTTAACTTTTTAAATTGATTTTCACAAAAAGTGGTAAATGAATAATTTCCTCCACAATGATGAATAGATTTAGCCCACCCCATATCTTCTTCTACTATATGAATACCAACCTGTTCAATATAAAAATTACCACAATTCTTACATTTATTAACTTTATATCCCACCTCTCCTTTATAATCATTAGAAAATTTAGCTTTATTAACTTTTATTCTCATTTTTATACTCCTATTTTTGTAAGTAATAATTATTATATATTATTTACATTTATTTTACAACACTTTGTAAAGTTTTATTAAGATAAATTTTATTTATATAAAAAAAGTAGTATAATATAAGTAGCTCATCTACCATAAAAGGAGAATAAATATGTTTCTACACAATTATACTGTTTCAGACTATGCACCATATAATTATTTTGGAGATAAAAATCATGGTTCAGACAGATTTGAAGAAAAGAATTATTATTATATTGAATATAACGGAAAATACTATGATTATTTTAGGACACAAGGAATAAAATATGGTCGTCCTATCAATATTGATTTAGCAAAAGAACGAGATTTAATTAATATTAAAAAATATAATAAAATAAGAATAGAATCAAAAGAAATTTTAGATAAAATAAAAGAAATAATAAAAAATCAAAAGCAAATTGATTTACTTAATAAAAAACGAGTAGATACAAATATGAAAATATCAAAATATATAGATGAACTAAAAAAATGAATAATATAATATTTAATCAGGAAAAATTAAATCAAATTATATATGAATTATCAGTTATTGAAAAGTTTCCAATAAATATTAATTATGAAATTCCTAAACAAGTTAAGACAAAGAAACAATTAGGTTATATCTGGGGTGGTTTGCTTGTAGATTTAGAAAGGTATTTTAATGAAGAGGGGCAAGCTATTAATGAAGGATATAAAACTTGTAAATGGACAACTGATGATGTTAAGATTTATTTATATCATAAAATTATTGGGACACAATATAAAGAACTACCGAACGGTGAAATAATAACATACCAAAAGACGATAAGCCAAATGACAAAGCAAGAGTTGTCTGAATTCATTAATAAATGTATTGATTTTATCGAGAATGAAACAGAATGTATATTAAGACCTGAACTACGTAACTGTTGGCTTTTGCATATAGATGATAATTATTATACTTTACTGGATAACTATAAATTCCCAGTAATTGACAAAGATTATGTAAGGCATCAAACTAAACAGACGTGCTTATACTGTGGATCTGGAGAAAATATAGTTTACCATCATATAAGAAAAGGTGGAAGTGGAGGAACATCACAAAAACCCCCAGACTGGTTTACAATCCCACTATGTCATGTACATCATACTGAGCTACATAACGGTAAAGATATATTATCGGGATTAGCTATTTATGGGTTTGATCTTGAGGTTTATTGTAGGTTAAATTATTTAAAATGGATTTTAAAATTGTAACGTTTTATTCACAAACACTTTAAAAACTATTAAATATAATATATAATAATAGAGTAAACAAAAAAGAGCGCAAAATTTAAAAGAAAGGATGTGATTTTATGTAAAAGGTTGTTATAATGTATCGGTGAGCATCAATTGTAAGCAATCCCGAAGTTATAATGTAAAAATTAAAACCTTTTTGTTACTTATTTAATTTAAAGGAGAAAAACATGAATATTACAATATTTCAGTTTAGGGCATGGTTAGAAAAATGGTATGGAATAAAAGCACTTGGAGATGCAGATGATATTGCCAAGAAGGCAAAGGAAGTAATAATAGAAGATTAATTTAAAGGAGAAAAATGGAATACTATCAAGAACAGCATTTAAATAATTTAGATTTTGAACAAAAAGAACGAGAAGCAGACTTATTTGACTTCTTTAATGGTGATTTAGAGTTATTTCAAGAGGAGAACGAATAAATGTTAGATTGGACAACTAAACACGCACTTCTTGGTAGAGGCAAATGCTACATGGGAATGGGTAAATATGAAAAAGCTTACGAGGATTTTTCTGAAGTTATACGATATTGCCCTGATTGTGCAGAAGCTTATAATGAAAGAGATAAATGTTCAATAAAACTTATCATGGCGAACGAGCAAAAAGCAGAGAATTAATAAGGAGAATTAAAAATGAATAAATCAGAAGAATTGAGTAAATTATTAGGAATTGAGCCAGTTATTTTTGTTGATGGCGAATTTCAAGGAAAAAAATCTTTATTAGATTTCGAAAAAGATTTTAAGTATATGGAAACAGAAGAGATATTGCCAGATTTTGAAGAGCCTGAAAACTTCGTGAAGTTGCTAGATGCAATTAGAAATACTGGTGAAAGAGGTGCTCTTGTTGAGTTTGGTGATAACAATTGTCGTATTCAAAATTTTGAAACTCATTTTACAGCAGATCTAAAATATCGAGATGAAGGGACTACTAGTATAGCCATACACGAAATGCTTCTTGACTTATTGCTAGACACAAACTGGATATCCTGTACTAAGAAAGAACGTAATAAGTTTATAACATTACTCAAAAAACAAGTTCAACAGTCAGAATTTGTATACACAGCGTAAATTATTTAAAAAGGAGAATGAAAAATGAGCAAAGCAGTTTTAAAATCAAAACTAAACTATCAAGATCAACAGTATGGAGATGGTGTAGAATACACTTTTTTTTCCGAAGAAATTGGAGAATATAAGACAAAGAAAAAAAATGATGATGAAAAATATCAATGGTTAGCGTCCTTACCTATTGGTAATTGTGTTGATTTAGTTAAAAACATAAAAGGAAAGGGTTATTATATTAATCAACTAGAGGAACAAGAAACCTCTGAGGAGATATACAACTCAATGGAAAATAATCAAAACAAAACAAGTAATAAACCACAACGCACAACTACGACCTATAATATGGAATCTGTTGATAGATTAATAGCCAACGCCAATTATATTAGATCAAAAGTGGATACGGCTTTCTTTTCTTCGGAAGATGTAAGAACTATGGCTATTTCTGCATTCATTAAGGATAAATAAAATGTCAGAGAAAGAACAACAGAAATTATGTGTTGAATACGCTAAAGCTTTAAACTTCTTTGTTTATGCCATCCCTGCTGTTAAATTCTCCAAACAGCAGGGAGGCTTCCCGATTGGTTATAAAAAAGGAATGCCTGATTTATGTGTACCTGAATTAAGTTATTATCATGAAACTAAAGACGTAAAAGCTGGCAAGGTTAAGGAACATGCTGAATGTCAAGATAAAATACATCAAATATTAAGAGAGGCAGGTTGTACGGTCAGCATGGGAGATTTTGAAGTATTCAAGGAGAATGTTGACAGATTAATAGAATTATTAAAATAATACGATTAATTTCGTATTTAATAAATACCTCACCTTTTTTCTCCTCGGGTGGGGTTTTTGATGTAAAAATGGAGTATAATATTAATACGCACATTGACAATTTAATATAATATGCTATTATTTATTACAAGGGGGCATATATGCCCCCTTGTATAATTTCTTATAGTTTAGTATCGCAATCCCTCCAGTGCTCGTTAGCATAATCCTCCAGGTAATGAGCTGTTTTAATAAAATCCTTTAAACTAGATTCTTTGGTTAACTTATAACAGGATGTAATTGAAACATCACCCTGAGTTTTTACTTTTTCCATGAGATGCTTAACTGTCCATTTATGAGGACGATTAAGATTAAAAGTATATCCTAAGATTGTTACTTTATCTTTATTTACCAGTTCAATGATCTGCTCTCTTAATGCTTTCCGTTCAATAGCATCATTGGATTGTTCTAATTGATTTTCTAATTCTTTAATTGATATCATGACATTATCCTTTATATACAATTGTACATTCTCTATGTAGGCTAGTACCGAAAGACTCTTTCATAAAGACGATATTAGGGGTTATTGATATTATTTCTTTTCCCCTTTCTTGTAATCTTTTTAACCAATCGTTTACCTCAGCTTCATATTCAGATATTTTGTCACCAAAGTCTTCAACTATTTGAATTTGTACAACATTTTCTACTGACATTTAACACTCCTTTAATAATTTATTAACAAATCTCGTGAAAGAAATTTCCTTCAGCTCATCCTTAGTATTTTCAGGCAAAGAGCCGAATTCTACTTCTATTATATTGTCGCATTTTTGTTTAATTTCTTCTAATTTACTAATAGTTTTCTTCATTGTTTAATTCTCCTTATTAAGCTTCAACTTTTCCTAAATATTCAGCATCATATCTGCTTGGGCTTTCATCATAAAAAATAGTCCCGTCGTCTCTTTCATATTCATACAGAAAAGTCTTTTGAGTTGTTTTTTCTTTGTTTAATTCTTTGTTTTTCATTTCATTCTCCTATTCTTAATTTAATTAATACTTTGTCTAGTATCTCTATCCATTCAGGTTTAACATATCTATTATATTGTGTTCCGGTTTTTCCTGTTGGTTTTCTTCCGGCGTTTAGCCTTTTGCCTCCGTGTTTATTTTTCATTATTAAAACCCCATTCTATTAATTAACTTTTTAGTCTGGATTTTGTCCTTTTTTTCAACCGCTACCAGTAATTTAAAATAAAGGGACTGAACATAAGGACTATATGCAAAACTACTAGTATTTTTAGCGGCTTCTTTAATATCATTTAATCTATCTTGATAAGTCATTTAATTTTCCTTTTTTTATTATACATAATATCCCACTTACATCTCTTTTTAAGTTTCTTATTCTTTTCTGCTTCACTCCATATATCAAAAACCAGAAACTTATTTACTGCTATATCGCCCATCATTTCAAATTGTAGTTCTGTACATCCTGGAAGTTGATAATTCATATTTAATCCCTCCCTAAATTACAATTAGGGCATACACAGCCAGCTCTGTGTAATTCATTACATCTTATACATCGAGTCCATTCACCTGAAAATTCTATTTTAAACCAAACTAAAGCACTTTCAACTGTCCAGGTCTTTTTTTCATAATTTTTAGTCATTTGTATTTACTCCTATTATTCTATTACATTCTAAGTCTTATTTTGTAATCTATCTATTACAATCTTTTAAAACCTCTTATTATAGGTTTTATACTATTTAATATGTTTTATAAGGGGTTTAATTTAATACTTTGCATTGTTCTTTATTATGTACAGAAATTAAAAAGATTTTAACATTTTGATAATTTTGTATTTTTCTCCAAAATTATCATCCTCGTTAGCCAGAGTAGCTAACCAAAACTCCCCTGTTTTAACTATTGGGATTAAAACAAAATTATTAATCTTATTTTTTATCAATAGTTTTAATAACAAATTTACATATTTATTATTAATTTTTTTTATGTACAGTGGAAATTCTCCATCGTCCCTTCTGTCTTTCAGTCCATCTTCATCAAGGACATTCCATTTTATTAATTTTTTTGTTTTCAACGTTGAGTCTATTAACTCAACAAATTCAGCTTTTTCAATTTCTGTAATTTCTGTAATTTTTTTAATTTGGACATTTTCAGCGTTTTCCCGGCCGATTGCCTGAAAGAGTTTTAAGGCATCATCAAAGCCCTCTCTTCCTCTGCTAGTTGACGATGTACCGGTATCGCAATTGTAATACGACACGATAATTTCATCGTTAACTATTTTAACAGCGTCAAAGCTGTTATCGGAATTTCGATAACTTTTAGGCAGCTTAAAACTACCTTTTATGTGCTCAACAAGCTTTTGGTATTGAGCATTTTCAAACAGCCTTTTATTTTCAGCCTTATAAAAGGCTGTTTGAAGCCTTTCGCAGTCTTCGCTGGTTGCGCAGGCTTCGAGAGCCGCACAAAGCAGGGCATAAATACCATCATATTCCACCCCGTCTAGCATGTAGACTGTTTCAATATGCATGCTTGGTCTATACTGACCGCACATTCTTTCTCGCTCAATTTTTTCCACTTCCCCAAATGGGGTTTTTATTATTATTTTATTTTCCATTTTGTTTTACCTCTTTTATTTACTACAATAAAAAAGGATAGCTTAAGCTATCCTTTGAGGATAATATTCCCCTTTTTCGCGGTCATAGTGCATGACTATGACTTCACACCCTGCATCACGCAGGGCATTCAATGTTGCCAGCAAAGCGACGGTTAAACCCGTCGCATATACATGTATGCAGGGCAGACTAATCCGCTCTGCAAAGGATTTTGCGCATGTTTTCCATGCGCTATCTATAGCAGAACTATATTCTGCTATAGATAGCAGAGCTTTCTCTGCCATTTTCTCCAGCTCCTCAGGGTTAATGAGGAGTTCAGGGGCAATTTCTCGCCCAAAAATGTATTTAGTTACACCAGGTATTTCATGACGCCCTTCGCAGATGCCGATTTTTAAAGTATTTGTCATTTTTTTGTCTCCTTTGCTCCTGTATTAATTCATACTCTTATTATAAACGATTACTTGATAAAAAGCTGTATTTATTCAAGTTTAATTTACAATTTGTTACAAATACAGTATAATATAAGTATGGATCAATCAAAAGACATAAATGAAAAACAAAGAAAATTTTGTGAAGAGTATATTTTAAACAAAATTACAATTGAACAAGCTGCGCTCAATGCAGGCTATTCTAAAGCTTCTGCATATTCTCAAGGTTCTCGATTGTTAAAAAATGCTAAATGCATTAAGTATATAGTTAATTTAAGGGCTAATAAGTCAAGAAAATTAAATTATGGACTTACTGAAGCCTTCTCTGAGTTTGAAGAGCTTCAAGTTAAGGCAGTAACTGGGAATAATATTAAAGAAGCACGGGCGTGCATTGAAAATAAGTGTAAATTACTGGGGTTATATGCTGCGGATAAGCTTGATTTAACTAATAAAGAACAAGTTACCGAAGAAGAACTTACCAAAGAATTAAAGAAAATAGGATTAAACTACAGAGATTAAGTATTTAAGTCAAAAACCCCAGAGACTATGCCAGAGGCAGGGAGAACATCTGAGGTTATACATTTACATTATACCATAAATTTAAACACAGTGAAATTTAATAAAGACTGAAAAATTAAAATCAAGCTATGACTGGGAAAAATGCGGTTCGCCCACAGCACGGAGACAATAAATATAACATTAAGAATTGTAAATTAAAGTTTATGTATTGCTTTAATTTACAGTATAATATAAGTAGTTAATAAGGGAGTTAAGATAGAATTTTATGGTAGTAATAAATTTAAACCAATTCAAAGAAGGTAAAGACTTGACAGAAGCTGAATATTTATCATTCTTGCCAGTTTGGAATAATTACTGGGATAAAATTCCAAAGCCGACTCCAGAGGTTATACTATCTCAAGCATATATATCTTTAAGATTGGCACACTCCGCAATTACCTTCATCAGTGTTTTGGGTATGTTGGGTGAAAAAGGTAAAGAAACAATTAAAGCCTATTTGTATTCTATGGCAGAGGAAATTTAGTAATAAAGGAGTTAATATGAATTATAACGATCTTGTAGTGGGGTTTTTTATCGGAGCGTTAGCAGCTACTATAATTATGGCTTCAATGGTTAAAAACGCTATGTTAGATGCTGATATGGTTATAAGTGGTAATAACTTCCGGAAAGATAATAGCGTCTATAAGTGTACGATGGTAAAAACATTAGATGATGTGATTGAAATAGATTAAAACATAAAGGAGTTAAGATGGAATTACAGGACATAATTTTAACAGTATTACTAATTGAGTCGGTTGTTGCTGTTGGTATATTTTGTTTATGGGTGGGGTTGATTGAGTAAAAGGAGTTAAGTTTAATACCCATTAAAACATACGTTATCTTATTAAACACACTCTATAAGGGACTTTTATATTAAGAATTGTAAATAAATCTTACAATAAGCAAGGGTACTAGTATTAAAATAGCGTATATTATTAATGATAGTAATTAAAGGATAAGTAAATGAAATTTAAAGTTTTTAGTCAGCGTGAAGCTGAAAGTATAAAATACTCTGCAAATTGTTTAGTCATTTCCATTACTGGGGACAAAAACGAAAAAGCGAATATAACTCATACAAATCTTTTGCGTTTAAAATTTCATGACATTGACCGCAAAGGCAATGATAACTGGACTTTGTTTGATAATTCTTTAGCAAAAACATTGTTATCATACGTTAACAATAACATCAAAGGGGTAGACACTATTATTGTTCATTGCCATGCAGGTATCTCAAGATCGCCTGCGGTGGCATCGGCGTTAAGTTATATCCTTAATGGTACTGATTATGATCTTATCAAGCGATATGGGTTATATAACAGAAGGGTATATTCCACTATTGTCAGGGAATTTCAAGAAAATTATGATAGCTATAAATTAATGACAGAGTTTTTAAATCTCAAATTAAAATCTACTAGTAATAAAGAATTAAGAGGCGAATAATGAATAAGATCAAAAAACCTAAAATTGGTGAATATGTATTAGTAGCTAAATGGTCGGATAAAGACCCTTATGATCCTTGGTATATTGGTTTTATAGATGAAATACTCCAAACAAAGCAAGGACTCAGATACAAAGTCGAAGGTTATCCAAGATGGTGGAAACATTGTTGGAGGATCACCAACGAAGAGGGAAGAAAACTTATTTCGGAAGCACCAGATCTTGATATTAAATCATTAAAAGAATTAAGAGGCGAATAGAATGAAAGAACTATATAAAAAATTTAATATAAAGCCTGTTTATCTTTACGATATAGAAGACAAGGACGGAAATAAGGAATATGGATGGGATAGAGATTCAGTAGTTGAGTGCTGTAGTGTCTTAACTACTCTAAAGGTAATAAAGGTAAGATTAAAACCTTTAACATCAGATCAAATTGTAAGGCTGGGAGAGTTTTTATCTGGAGAGAGTAAAGGCGATAGATTAAAAGCTATGATAACTTTCCTTTTGAAGCAAAAGGTTAGCGAATCAGGATTTAATACAATAAGGGGTATTTTAAATGGATAGTTTCTTCAATGATTTAAACAGTTTTAATAACCCTAACCGCAATAATAAATTAAAGGATCGTATGAGAACTAAAATATTACAAGTTAAAGAATTAAGTGAACAAAAGAGATTAATAGCGTTAGCGGCTGATTACATAAGACTAAGAAAGGAGTTATGAAATGTACAAAGTTATTAGACCAGCACCACAAGCAGTAAACATTTTCACAAATAATTTAGATGAACGTAACGTATATGCAGTTAAAAGAGGAAACCTATTACTTCCTATAATTAGAGAGTATAATAATAGATGGTCTCCTTTATTTGTGAATGATTGTCCGTATACCACAGAGGTAGGGGCAGAAACACTAAAAGAATGTGTAGTAAGCTTAATTGATGATAATAATGAAGTATTCCAGTTTGAGGATTTCACTGAATTTATGGAAGAATCATTAAAATTAATAAAGGAGTAGTAAATGGAATTAAAATTTAAAAAAACATTTAGGAAATTATTAGATAGGTTTGTTAAGCATCATTACGCTGATAGATTGAATGAAATATTTAGCAAAGAAGAGTTAAGTAAAGAATTAGAGAAAGTAAGAAATTTAGATAAATTCTTTGATACCTTCTTTGAACCTGATGTAGTAGATATAAGTAAAGTTGTATGGAAGAAAGAAATAAATAAATATGGGTATATAAAGGAGTAAATAATGAAAGTTTATATAGTAGAAGAACTTTGGGATTGGCAAGATAGCGAGATTCTTAAAATATTTTCAGACAAAGAAAAGGCAGAGGCTTACAGAAAAGAATATCTTACTGGATCCCCTTATTGGTATGTTGTTGGCATAGAAGAACATGAGGTACAAGAATGAAAGTATTAATTAGATTAAGAAGGAAGTAATGAGTAGATCAAAAAGAGAACCATATACAAACATAAAAAGTAAAGGTGAAAAACGTAGGGCTTCTAAGAAGGCTAGAAGTTCAGATATGCCTCAATGTTCAGGGTTTAAAAAAGTTTATGAGAGTTACAATATAGACGATTACAAAGTTTTATGCCCAAAAGATAGTAAATTAAAAAGAAAGTGAGGTAAAATGATTAAGAAATTATGTAAAGAGATTATGAACAAAGACAACGAAAGAGAAAACGTTTTAATAGATTTAAGAAGAAGGCATAATAAATTAAAGAATGAACATAAATTACTTAAAAAAGAGAATGAAGAATTAAAGGAGTTAAGAAGATGAAAACAGGTGCAGAAAGACAAACAGATTTATTAGCAAGCTACATATTAGAAAACTTTCCAGACAAAATTAAAGGACCTAGTGGCGGTGCTGGCGATGTGGCTATTGAAATTCTGAAAGAATACAAAAAAGAATTAAAGGATAAAACATAAGCAGGCATTAATTTAAAACGCTTTAAATCGATTGTATGAGGTTAACAAAAAGGAGTATTTATGTGTAAACAAGAATTTTATGACTGGTGGGTTAATAACGGTAAACTTGGACGTGACCCAGCGTTTAAACTATTTAGAGAACAAAATTATCCAATACAAGGTATTAATAGTAATGATATAAGAAGCTTTATAAGAGAGTTTAAAGGTAAACAAGAGGTAAGCCCTAAGATATTAGTAAAAGAAGAAAATAAAAACGATTTAAAGGATACTAAGAAATTCTTACAACTTCTTAAAAATGGAAAGCCAATAGATGAGTTAAAAGAGATTTATGGAGTATCTAGGTTTGATATTATAAGTGTTATTGCCCAATTGAAGAGGAAAGGTTATAATATTAACTGTACAAATGATATGTTTAAACTTGAAACAAAGGTAATACCAAAAGAAACTATAATAAACAATAACTGGGATGGTGAGCAAGTAATTAGATTCGGGGTTGTAAGTGATACTCATTTATGTAGCAAGTATCAGCAATTAACGTATTTAAATAACTTTTATGATATTTGTTATGATAGAGGTATCAGGACGGTTTATCATGCAGGTGATATAACAGACGGATTTACAAAGAGAAGACCTGAACATATTTATGAATTACATAAAATAGGAGCTGATGAACAGTCTGATTATATAATTGATTATTATCCGAAAAGAGAATTTATAACTACTAAATTCATCATAGGCAATCATGATGCGTGGCATATAGCAAATGGTGGTGTTGATATAGGCAGGATCATTTCTAATGGTAGAAAAGACATGGAATATCTAGGTAGCCATAATGTTACTATTAATCTTACTGACAACTGTAGAATGGAAATCAATCACCCTCTGGATGGTTCAGCTTATGCATTAAGTTATAGTATACAAAAGTATATGGATAGTATGATGGGAGGAGAGAAACCTAATATACTATTAAATGGACATCATCATAAGGCTATGTATTTATTCTACAGAAACATCCATGCTTTAGAGTGTGGAACATTTGAGGCACAAACCCCATGGATGAAGGGGAAGAGATTAGCCGCTAATGTAGGAGGGTTTATAGTAACAATTCATGTAGACAAAAAAGGAACTATTAAAAGATTTATACCTGAGTTTATACCGTATTACAAAATGATAAAAGGAGATTATTAAGATGGAAGATGTAGTAAACTTAGAAGTATTAGATGTTAGAGTTGTAACAAAGATTCTATCTAGTATTAGTTTCATAGAATTGCATTTGATAGAAACAAAGATGAAAAAAACTCAAGGAAAAAATAAAAATATATTTATGGAATATTCTTTTAGATTAAAATATAATAAATACCTTGAAATAAGTGCTGATGAGTTAATAGAGGTATTGACAGATAAGTTTCTGGATAAAGAAACGGGTGAATTCAATAAAAATTGTAAAATTCAAAAAGAAATTTCTGTAAAAATAACTAAATTACAGGAATTTATATTAAATATAAAACAGTTCTTCACTTCCCCTTCAAGCTTTTTTCTCTATAGAAAAATATATCTTCAGGAGGTATTTAAAAACACAAATAAAGGAGTAAATAATGAATAAAACAATGAAAAGAATATTTGTATGTTCACCATTAAGAGGTGATTTAGAAGGCAATCAAAAGAAAGCAGAAACCTATTGTAAATACGTTAGTGATTTAGGGCATGCGCCGTATGCACCACATTTGTTTTTTACTAGATTTTTAGATGATAATATAGAAGAAGAAAGAAATGCCGGTATTAATGGAGGTATTGAATTTCTAAAGGTCTGTGATGAATTGTGGGTATTTGGGCATAAGATAACAGGTGGCATGGAAAAAGAGATTAAGTATTGTATAGAAAGCGGAATAATTGTTAAATTCATTAGTTCTATTAGTTTAGTAGGCATTCCCGTACGGGATTAATTTGACAAATTAAAGTAAAATAACAGTTTTTAATCCCGTACGGGATTAAATTAAAAAGGATATTAAAATGACACAAAGTACAATTAATACTATAATGTTAATAACAATAATTTACATTTCGTTAATATTATTATTAATTTAGTACTTATAGTACCAAGTGGAGGGATTTTTTAACTATGTATGAAAAAGATGGAACTGTATTTATAGACTTAGAGGATTCATGCACCACTTGCGTGCATTCTAAAACGGGTAATTGTACAATATTATAATTATTCTCTTATGGATTTGCCACATTGAACGAAGATATAACCATGGATAATTGTAGTTTTTACAAAAAAATTAAAGATAAAAAAGTAATTAAAAGCAATGATAATTTACTACATCTTCCATCAAAAGAAAATAAGGATTAAATAAATGCATTGGTTAGATTATCAAGTAGACTGGCTAAATGATAAATCACAGATAAAGATATGGGAGAAATCCCGTAGGATAGGAGCTACTTATGTTCAATCCTTTGAGGATGTTGAGGACTGTGTATTAAAAACGGTTGAATCTGTTTGGTTTTCCTCTAAAGATGAATCAGCTTCAAGGGAATATATAAGATACTGCGAGATGTGGAGTAAAGCTTTAAATATTGCCTGTTCAAACTTAGGGCAGATAGTAATTGACCCAGATAAAGATATAAAGGCTTTCTCATTGGAATTTAAGAATGGCACAAGAATAAACGCTCTTACTTCTAACCCTTCACAGTTCCGTTCTAAGGGTGGTAAAATAGTCATAGATGAGTTTGCTCACCATGAGAACCCTCAAGAGATGTGGAGGGCAGCTTCACCTTCTGGGGTTGTTTGGCAAGCTCCTATTAGAATTTTATCTACTCATAACGGTACTGAAAACTTATTTAATCAATTTATAAAAGACTGTAAATCTAAAAAAGCTAATTGGTCATTACATTCTGTAACTTTAGAGAGTGCACTTAATCGTGGGTTATTTGATAAAATAAATGATGGGTTAATTAAAAAGGATGCAAAACCTTATGAGTCAATACAGGAGTTTATTGATTATGTTAAAAGCACTTGTCCTGATGATCTTACATGGTTGCAAGAGTATTGCTGTGAGCCTCGGGTTAATCTTGATTTATTAGTCGTAAAGAACTGGTCAGAAAATAATGTTAAACCAGTAAATTATTTACCTTTCATACCTACGCCTGAGGGTACAAAAGAGATAGATTTACATTTAAGTTGTGATTTCAACTGGTCTCCTAATTGCTGGATCTTATCTCACGTTGATAGAAAAAACAAGAAATTCTATTTCTTCAAAGAGTATTCAATGGATTTAGCTACAGAAGATTTAATTAAAATTGTGTTAGACGAGTACCCACATCCATCAAGAATTGTAATAAATGGCGATGCTTCAGGGTTTCAAAGACGGTCAAGCAGTAAATCGCATGACTATATAATAATACAGAATGAATTAATGAGAAGAGGGTACAATAGAGAAAATCAATATTACAAAACTGGGAAAAGGTTTAGTCTTGAAGTAAGTAAAAGCAATGGAGATAGAAACGCTAGATTTGCAGCGTGGAACAACAGAGTAAGAGATATAAACAATAATAATTATATATTTGTTGATCCTATTGGGTGTCCTAATTTAATTTATAACTGTGAAAACTTAAAAATAAAACCCGGAACATCAGAATATGATGAACCAACAAGAAGGCAGATAGAAAATAACCCCAAGTTGAAATTCTTAGGTCATGCCTTAGACAATGCACAATATTGTGTTAATAAATATGCTCCAATAGAAGGATTAAGAAACAGAATTCCAGAAAGACCATTGAGCCTTATAGATCAATGGAAAAGAGATGCTAAATGAGTAAATATGCAGTATTCGAATATAATAGGCAGATAAGTAAAACCTATCCATATAAAAGTCAAGCATTTATTCATTGTTATGAAAATAAGTTAGTAAGTAATCATACCAATACAGACTTTTTAATAAAAGGCATCTCAATAAAAGAAGTAAAATATTAGAAAAGGGAATTCGCTTAACTTTTAAATTTAATCTCTAATTGTTCAAGTGTGTAATCACTTCTAAATGTTCTGTATGATTTTTTATCCATTTCACGCATTTTTTGCCAAAGTTTAGGGAATTCATTATAAATAACTTTTAATTCGCTGATTCTTTGAAGTGGGCAACAAAAACATGAAACCCTTACAAACTTTTCGTATAATCCACCCCAGAAAAAACCCTTATAATAACAATATTCAAGAGCCTGCTTCTCTGTTATCTGCCAATCGATTAGGGGATAAATAATATCTCTTTTCTGATTATTGGTTATTCGGTGTAACTCATCAAAAGCGATACCTTGATGATCTGTATAATCAATATCTTTTAGATACCGCTTGATGTTATCTCTTTTAAGAGCAGTGCACCAACGATTACGGAAGTCAGGAAAACCATAACCTGTTTGACCTTTGTTTTTTCCCCTAGTCTTGATATGTTCACCAAGCCAATAATCAAAGCCTTTTTTATCCTGAAGAATAGTTATCGGTCTTTGAATATATTTTTCAACCTGTTTAACGTGTTCGATCATCTGGGGAAATTCCCAACCTGTATCAAACATTATTATTTTGTCTACTTTTATATTTCTTTCAAGCATCATCAACAACATTGCTGTTGAATCTTTACCGCCTGAAAATGATATAATATTTTGTTTATTCATGTTCAGGACATTCCCAAACAGGTGTTGTTATCCCGAATTTAACACAATTTCTATAAACAGCATCAGCAATTTTGCATTTATCTTTATTGTCTTTATTGAATTTTTTGCAAGTAAAACATAAGCAATTTTCTCTATGTTTACCTTTATTATTTGTTTTTACTGTTACTATTTTTCCATGATGGTCATATTTTGTGTACATACTATACTCCTTTTCTTTTTATTATACTCCATAATTTTTATAGACCTCAAAAAAGTTTACATTTCTTAATATTAGGTATATAATATATTAAGATGTGTTAACTTTATGTGTGATTTAATTAATTTTGAGGTATAAAATGCAATTCGATGCCAAAAGTGAGCTAATAACGACAGTTCATAATGCTATTGCAGCAACAGTATCATCCGCTGACACAACTGCCGTTGAAACAAAATATTTTAATTCAATTTTAGTTTATGTAGTATTGGGATCAACTGGAACTCCCAACTGGACAATAGATATTGAAACATCAGATCTACAGGCAGGAACTTATATTGATGCCTACGATGCGACAACATTAGTACCTACAACAGACGACCCATTGCAATTAACAACCGGAGCTTTAACAGCATCCCGTTGTATTTTATTTTCAGGGGTAGGCAATTGGGTGAAAGCAGTAGCTACAGGAAATAGTGGAACTGGAACATGTACTGTAAAAGTACAACCAATAAACATTTAATAAATTTAAGAAAGGATATAGCATGAAAAAATTTATCGCAATTTTATTAGCAGGAATAATGATAGATGTAGTATCATTACCTGTTTATGCTCACAACACAGGAACAAACTTTGAAAGAGAAGGAATCGTAGCTTCTCAAAGGCTAATTGATGCTTTTGAAGATATTGATACTGCTATAACTGATGCAACTGATACACTTATCGGTAAGGCAACTGCTGATATATTAACTAATAAGACTCTTGATGTTGATGGTTCAGGTAACGTAATAACAAACGTAAACGGCACTGAACTTGATTCAATAGCTTTAGGTTCAACCGCAGTTTTCGGAATACCGTTCGACATCGTATCCACAATAAGCAATCTTGATGCTGATGGAGCAAGCTTAATTCAAGACTCAGCATTTAAATATATTGTAGTTGGTGCTGAGCTTACTAACACTTCAGCACCAGACGCAGCAGCAACATGGCAGGTATGCCAAGGCACGGCTTCTTCAATTGGTACAGCAATAACCGAAGCAGTGGCGGCAGATGATGCAGATAAAATTAAAACATCAGCGTTATCTTTCGATGATGCAGCTTCTACAATAGCAAGTGGTGCAGGCGGAGACCTTTGTGTTAAAGGTGACGCTTCAGGAACTCTTGATGGAATTCTTATAGTTCATTGTATAAGAATAGACTAACTCCTCAACGGTTAGAGGGGGGCTATACTCCTTCCCCCTCTACTTTTCATAAAGGATGAAAAATGCCAGAAACAATAATAGAAAAAATAGATCCTAATGTAAAATATAATAAAGCTGACAATGATGATATTGTCAGTATAATTGTGAAATCTTTTGATAAGTGGGATGAAGCTAGACAGCCGCAAATAAAGTTAATTAAGCAATCTCAAGAGTTAATTGACGTAAATGAAGTAGTAGATAACGTAGAGGACAAAGATAGTTATCAAAATGAAAAAGATAAAGTAAGATTTAGAAAAATAAAACTTAAAGACTCTACAGCCAAGCGTATACTAAATACTTCTGTGGCTCATACATATAGTTCTACTTACAAAGCATTATCTAATATTATTGCTGTTGACATAGAAACAGAATTTGATGAAGAAACAAGGACAACTTTTTCAGCATTGCAAAAAGAATCTTTATTGAACCTAATAAAGAAATCAAAAGCAAAGAAAGAGTTTAGAAAAGGCATAGAGAATTGGTATTTAAAAGGGGAAAAAATAACTTATGTTAACTGGAAGCAGTCATACGTCAATGTAAGACGTAAGGCTACAGTTGACTTTATGGGCATGCAAATACCTCTAAATAAATGGGAATATCAAAAGATATTAAAATATGATGGAGCAAGTATTAAGAATATCGAACCGGAAGATTTAGTATTTGATGTAGCAAGAGTTGACGATTTTGAAAATACTCTAAAAATACATCCTGCATACAAGACATATCAGGAAATAATAAATAATGAGAATTATAAAGAATTCTTAACTTCAGAACAATTAACAGAACTAAAAGACGCTATAAAAAGTGATTCAAATTCAAATAAAAATGATGATTTTAGAATAAAAGATGGGATGATTGAGGTTTTAGAAGCAGAGGGTGATTTCAACCTAGAAAGAGGTAATGGCAAGGATGAATTTTATCCAAATATGAAAATTTGTATAATTGCTGGGAAATTTGTTGGTTATTTTGCATACAATCCAAACGTACAATGTTCATATATTTATTGCCCTTATGAAGTTGATCCTGAGACTAAAAGAGGTATTCCCTTATTAGCTGGGCTTATCTCTAATTCCCTAGCAACTACTGAAACATTAAATAAGATTAACACAGCTATAGGATTAAGTATTAACAAGTGCTATCTAGGCAAGGAGGAGGTCTTTATTGAAGGTGTTGATGTAAAAGAAAATGGCATAATACCTGTTAGATTAGATGTTCTTAATGGGGACAATCTAAATAATGTATTAAAAGAACTTGACTTTGCCACAGGATTAAATTCAGGAATTTCTTTTCTTGAGTACCTTAAAGGTGAAGCTGAAGAACAAACACAAAGATTTAAACTCTCTTCTGGGGACGCTCCTAAACAAGCTCGTACCCTTGGAGAAAATAAAATGATTATGCAAGGTCAGAATGTATTATTCTCATACGAGAACGAAAAACTACTTGAACAGGATATTATTCCTATGTTTGAAAAACTTGGAGAACTACAAGCAAATATGCAAGATAAAGATGAAAATATAAGATATAAAAATGGACAAGGTGAAGAACAAGCTGGAGTAATGGATAGTGAGGTTAGACAATCTAATTTTACTTATAGCATTATTGATGCACAGGTATCTACTGACAAGAAAATGAATAATATGGAATATATAGAGCAATTATTAACTAAAATTGCTCCTTACGCAAGTGAAACAGGACAAGGGATCATTAATATAAATGAATTAATGAATATTATCGGCTCTGCATATGAGCAAGAAGATTTCGGTAAATTACTTATGCCACAACCAATGATGGGAGGTATGAATGGAATGCAACCCGAACAGGGAGGAATCCCTCCAAATGCTCAAGCTGGTGCAAATGCCGGCATGGAAGGAGGGCAAGCGCCACTTTTATAAGGAATTGCGCAACAGTATAAAATTAAATGCACCACAAGACCTTATAAGCAGAGCAGCAACTATACTAGAGATATTTGAGTATTTTGATAAAAAAGCAAACAATTTAGATGAATTTGATAAACAGTTTAGTAGTAGTAATTACGGAGACGAAGCCGAATGGACGAAGGACAAAATACAGCAGTACAGCCAACAATTGAAGTACAAGCAGATCAGCAGGTCGCAGATATTAAAACTGATGCTACACCTGTTGAAACTCCTGTTGTTGAAAAAATAGAATCTGATGATTACGAGGGTTTTGTTAAGGATTTTGAGAAAAAGGAACAAGAACCAGCTAAAGAAGTAATTGAAGATAAAATATTGCTTAATGATAAGGAGTATACAAAAACAGAATTAGCAGAGCTTATTAAAGTTAATCAGGAAGAAGCAAAACCGCAGGCAAGAGAAGTTCAATTAATTGAAAAAGATTATAGTTCTTTACAGCAAAATAAAGTAAAAGACTTTGCAAGCCTGTTTGATAGATATATAAGAAATGCTAATGCTCCAATGGTTGATATGCTCAATGAAACTACTCAAGTAATGGAAAAAGTACCTAATTATGAAATAGTTAAAAAACTAGCCATAGATGGCTTTTCTACAGGTGATTATTCTGGATTTACACAATATTTAAATTCAAGTGATGTTTATAATTTTTTAAATGACATAGGGCAAATCAATCAAAATTATACAACTAAAGAACAGCCGTTGGCTGGTGAGTATCAAGAATCATTGAATTTACACCATTCTTCACAATGGGATGGATTCATCACAGAAAACGCAAAAGACGAACAAGAAAAATATGTTCTAAATAAATTTAAAGAAAAATATATAGATAAATTTGAAGAATCAGAACAGAAGGACTTTTTAAAAATATTCAGAGATGCAAGAGCCTTGGGTGTTAACAAAGAAATACTTGACCAACAAACAAACGATGTAAAACAAGCTATGATGAACAGTTCCGTAAACACAACACAAAAGGTTAATAAACAAAATCCAACGACAGCAGAAGGCATTGAGAAAATGAACTATGCTGACTTTAATAAATTAGACGAAGAAGGTTATTTTAAAAAGATGTTATTTAACGGATAAGAAAGGAATAAAATTATGTCAGACAACGCAAAAAAAGTAAACATGGTAGACGCTGGATATGAAAAGATTCAGAAAATCACCCTCGACTTTGGCGTAGCAGCTAACGCCACATTAGCAGTACACACCATTACAGGTGCTTTTGCTCCTAAAGATCATTATTTAACAGATGCAACATTCTATGTTAAAACAGCATGTACTTCAGGAGGAAGTCCGACGCTCTCAATGGGTATTGATAGCTCATCAGAACCTGCCGACATTCTTTCTGCCGAAGCATTAGCAAGTATAGATGCTGATAATGATTTAGTAGGAGGAATCCCAAGACAGGGGACGGATGCTACTAAAATTAATGTAGGTCAAACAGCATTACAAATTTATTATGAAATAAAAGTCGCTGCAATGACAGCAGGTAAAATCGTAGTTACTTTAATCTATAAACCTTACTACTAGATAGATGATTATTATTTAATATAAGAAAGGGACAAGGAAATGGCAACTTACAACAAGGACGCAATAGCAGCCTATTTTTCTAAGAAATTACTTAATAATTTCGACAATTACGGCTCAGCTATGCAATGCGTGAACAGAAATCATGAGAGTGAATTAAAAGATGGTGACACGCTATACATCAATAAATATGGCGATATTACTATTAATGATGGTGCTACCATTGTACATGATAGCTCTTCATTATCTCAAACAGAGTTCAACATAGACCAGATTAAAAACTTTAGTATTCCTATCGGGAAAATTGACAAGAAACAAGCCAATATCGATTTAAAAGCTGGTTGGTCACAGAGACAAAAAATAGCAATGGGATTAGTAAGAGATACAAGAATATTAAGTCATGTAGCTCAATCTAGTTCTGATAACCTCATTACTGAATTTACAATGACAGCTAATAATATTTACGACAAATTCGTAGAAGCACGTGAAAACCTTCAATTAAGTAATTCACTAGATGATCAGGGTAAAGGCTTTGACGGTAAAGCTCCATGGATAATACTTAACCCTGTCCATTATTCGTATCTACTTACATCTCCGTATGCAACACAAGCGACTGCCAAAGGTGATGCAGTTATAAGAACAGGCTCAGTTAAACAATGGGCTGGATTCGATGTAATGTTAAGTACTAACTTTACTGCCGCAGCTGCCGTATTTAACGTTATGTATGGTACAAATGAAGCTATTTCTTACGTTTCACAGATGGAAGAAATGAGAGTAATCGAAGTAAATAAAGATGATTTTTATATTTATTTACAAGGTCTTTTTGTTTATGGCTCAAAAGTGTTAAACGAGGCAGCCTTAGGAAAAATGATCGTAACAGAATAAAGTAAATAGGAGGTAGGTGAATCCTACCTCCCCCTAACCGGTTAGAGAGATAAGAAAGGAAAAATTATGACAAACAAGAATTTTGCACCACAACAGCCCACTATGAATCAAGCAAAAAAAGAACCAACCATGGATGAATTGCTATTAAATATGACTCCATCAGAAAAGGAACATCTATTAAGTAAACTTGAGGATGGAATATCAGAAGAATCCATTAATGAAGCTAAAAGAGGATTCAAGACAATAATAATTACTGATTTTTACAATCCAAGGGTAAAGGTTTTTGCTTATGATATAAATCACAACATAAAAGCTGGTGATACAGAAATAAAGCATAAAAAAGATGAAGGTAGAGCTGTTTATAGCGTATTTTGCAGATCAAATAAACAGACAACGCCGCAAAACGGTGGTGCAGTATTGACATACTTTGCTGGTAGAGGATTAGGAGCTGAACTTAAAAAAGAAAGTTTTATGAATAAAGAATTGGGTTCAAGGATTAATATTGATTATCAGGACGACCAGTTCAATATTAAATTCAAACATTATGAAATTAAAGTTCCTGATGCAATGGTAGAAGTAATAGCAAAAGAACTAGGCAAAACACCAACTGAAATACTAAAAACACCATCTGTAATGCCAAAAGATCCAGATAAAGCATAAAGGGTTAATTAACAATGTCAAATTATTTTCAATTAATACAAGAAATATCAAAAATAAAACTTGGCAAGCAACCGAGTCTTTTTAGCGAGATTTCAAGTAATAAGTATAATAAAATCAAAGAAGCTATTAAAAATGCTTCTGAGGATATTTATTTTACTAATTCTTATGATTTCAGAAAGTTAAAAACTACATTAAGCACTGTAATAGATCAGGAATGCTATAAAAATAATTATGGTATTATTGACTCTATGCTTTCTACAAACTCTAATGACTCGATAAAGAAACTATGTTACAACCCTAGTTATGAAGACATAACTATAATGAATAATAATTCAGAAACTAATGAACCATCACAATATACTATATTTGGTGAAGAAATAAAGCTATATCCAATACCTGATGCAGTTTATACTCTTACAATATTTTATGAATCAGATAAATGGTCAAAATACGTAGGAGCTATAGACGCATCATGTGCAAGTGCACAGGCTAAAGTTTATGTTTCTGAAACAGAAGGATTCAGCGTGGGTAACTCTGTAACCATAGAACCGAATACCCCAAGAGAAGAAATAGGCACTATTGGTTCTATAACCACAGATGACTATTTAACACTTTCGGCTAATTTAACTTATACCCACGCTTCCGGTGCTGTAGATTATTATAAAAATTCTTTTGATTATGAAGATGATGAACCTAATTTTCCTAGTAAGTTTCATACCATCATAGAATATAAGGCACTTATGGAACTTTACTATGGCGATAACCAAAGAAGAGCAAAGTATATGCAACTTTATCAAAATAAACGTAAACAAATGTGGAGAGAATCTAGAGGTTCAAAGGCTAATACTCCGTATTTTATTGTATGAGGTGAATTATGTTAATGAAGTGTAAATCAAAAAAGAAAAAAGGGAAGTAAGAATGAAAACAAAATTGGGATATTTAAGAGATACTCAATATTATTATACAGATAAATGTGTAGTATGTGGTGATACATTTGAAAATTCTGGAGAATATGCAAATCAACCTATGTTTTGTCATAAAGATTGTTCAGCTAAATTTAGAGATAATCCTCAACATTATAAAGAATTATATAAAGAACAGTTTAATAAAAGAGGTCAAGAAAGAGGTCAAGAATGAAAATAGGCGATTGTTTAGCGTTCGAGGATAATAACGGTATATTTGGAAAGCTTATATCTAAGTTTACTGGGTCTAATATAACTCATGTAGCTATGATGCTTTATGGTAATCAATTCATTGAAGCTAGTTTATCTGGTATAAGAATTTCTACTCTTGATAAAATCAAAAATAAAACTTATTATCGTTGTGAACTTGAACCTTCACAAAGGGTAAAGATTTATAGAGATCCCAAATTACTGAAAATGTTTATAGATGCTCAATTGTATAAACCCTACGATTTTATGCAAATTACTAAATTTATTCCCTACATTTTGTGTTTTGGTTTATACACTCCAAAAGAAGATAACAAGCTTTATGTATGCTCTGAACTGGTTGGGGCTATATATGAATTTATGAGAATATTAAAAGATGTAAATACCTCAATAATGACTCCTGCTGATATATTTAACTTACCTATCTATAAAAGTAAGGAAAAGATTAATGCAAAAAGCAATTGAAATACTAAAAGATAAAAAAGAAGATATTAAAGAAATAATTTCTAGTCCTGAACTACAGGAATTTTTAATAAAAGCTATTGAAGCCTTTGCGATTGGACTAGGCAAGGGATTTGCTCAAGAGGCGATGAAAAGGGAACAAAATGGCAGATAAAAATATATTTAAAGTTTTTGGTGGACTTGACGCGAGAGAATCCTTTGGTATTGAAAAAGAAGCAGGGATTTTGTACTGTGACGAAGCCAAGAATATAGATATATTGGGCAAAACAATAAGAAGAGGGAGGGGTCAAACTTCTAAACTTGAACTTGCTTCTGGTGGATGGGTAGGATTAACAGAGCATGAAGTATCAGGTGCTTTTAGTATGGCTGGTATAGACGATAATGGTAATTATTATAGAATTAGTGAAAGTGGTGGCACAATTGCATTTTTAGATACAGCATGGGATGTATCAACAGCTAGTTATGATTCTAAGAGCAAAGATGTAAGTAGTCAAGAAGATAGAATTGATGCCTTATTCTTTAATCCAGATGGCACTAAGATGTATATAATTGGGAGTGCTAATCTTACAGTCTATCAGTATACACTATCAACAGCATGGGATGTATCAACTGCCAGCTATGCCAGCAAGAGTAAAGACATAAGTAGTCAAATAGCAGCATCTACGGGTGTATTCTTTAAACCGGATGGTACTGCAATGTATGTAGGAGGAGATGTTAATGATGCAATTTTCCAGTATACACTATCAACAGCATGGGATGTATCAACTGCCAGCTATGCCAGCAAGAGTAAAGACATAAGTAGTGAGGATACAATACCACGTGGATTATTCTTTAAACCAGATGGTACTACGATGTATATAGCAGGAAATGATAATGATACGGTCTATCAGTATACACTATCAACAGCGTGGGATATATCAACAGCTAGTTATGATTCTAAGAGCAAAGACATAAGTAGTGAGGATACAACACTTTCTGCCGTATTCTTTAAACCAGATGGTACTACAATGTATATAGTAGGAAATGATAATGATACGGTATTCCAATATACAGTATCTGAAGATGAAAACCCAGCAAAGGGATCAATTGTTGGTACTACTCCTTATTTCTTCCAGTTTAAGAGTAATTTAATATGTATTACTGGAGCAGATGACCCATTTATAGATGATGGTACTACAATAAGTCAAACAGGATTTTATACCGCTAAAGAAGTATATGGAACTTGCGGAGCTGCATTTCATGGACGTATCTTTATAGCAAATGGCACGTCTATATTTTGGACTGCTGCCGGATCAATGACTGACTGGACAACGGCACAGGATGCTGGTAATAAAGTAGATTTTAATGGCACAATAATTGATATGAAAGTTTTTGGTTGTTATCTTCTTATATTCACAACATCCGATGTTTACTACTTATCAGGACATGATACATCTGACTTTAAATTTGACATGTGGTCAGGGCACGGTATTTTTTCAAAATTTGCTAATTGTAAACTGGATCAGAAAATTTATACTTTTTTCAATAGTGGGTTATATCCTATTGAAGTAACAGGCGACATATCACAAGTACAATTCAAAAGTCCTTTAAGTTATAAAATAGCTAATTTGCTCGAGGAGATAGACCAAGATAGATTAGACGATATTATAATAGTACCTTATGAAAAGCGTAAACAAATATGGTGCTATATTCCAGTAACGGGTAATACAACGCTCTATAAGGCGTATGTAGTTAATTTTATAAATCAAGATACTGGAGCTAAAGCAATATGGACTACGAGGGAAGCTAACGCAATAACATGCGCTTGTCATTTTAAGGGTGAAATTTATACAGGAACATCAACCGGAAAGATTTATAAAGAAGATGATGGAGCTACCTTTGATAGCACTGCTATAGATTCTGCTTTATGGTTTCCTGATATGACCTTTGCTAGTTCAAGGATAAAAAACTGTGAACAAATCTTGTCTTGGTTCAACTCTACGTATGATAATAAATTTACTTTCAATGTTGTGTATGATGGTCAAGAAGATGACGCTGATACAGAAGATATAGACTTTTCAAGCGAGAAGGATGCTAATAATAGAAAATTCGATGAAATATTAAATATAAGGGATGAATGGAAATCAATAAAACTTGGGCTAACAACAGATGCAGCCGATGAAGATTTTTTATTATACGCATTTACATTTATAGATATTAGAACAACTAATGAAATTTAAGAAAGGAATATAGTTATGTCAGAAAGAACGGATGCAATAAACGCAAGAAATGCCGCTAGGTGGACAGCAGAAAAAGCTAAAAACCAAATGTATATAGATGAAAAACGTAAAAGAGATCAAATGCTGGCTGATGAAGAACGAAGAATGGGATACCTGCAACAAGGGCAACAACAAGGTGGAGGCGGCGGTTATACAGTGGGAACCTTAGGGGTAGATATGAACGCTGGGGCTGCGGATGCTTGGGTATTTAACCGTGAAGGCAAGCCTGTAAAAAAATTCGCTGGGGATTTTGGCAACAATCTTGCACAAGCAAAAAACCAGGCACGAGCCTATATAGGTAGTATGCCAGCACAATCATCGCAACAAGGTGGTATGTTTGGGAGTGGAACGTCAACTGCCGCAAGTCCTCAAGGTATATACTCAAACACAGGTCAAAATGCTGAAGCATCAGGTTCAATGGCAAGTGCTGGCGGAATGGGTGCAGTATCACCACAAGCAGCCGCAGCAGAAAAAGCTTCTTATGACTTAGGAGCTAGTAGATTAAAATCATCATATGATGACGTAGCAAGAGCTAAGACTAATGAAATGAACAGACGTGGTATGTTTGGATCAAGCGTAGCAAGTGAAGATATGGGCGGCGTTAACGAGGCATACGCTCAAGGGCTTGCTGAATTAGCACAAAGAAGTAAAATGGGTCAATATCAAACAGCAGGGGCTGGAATATCCAATTTAGCTGGAATGCAGAGTATGGATGTACAGCGTCAACAGATGGCTTTATTACAGCGTCAACAGCAACAAAAAGAACTAATGAGCATGCTGGGAATGGCATAAGAAAGGAATAATATAATGTATCAGAATTCTCAATATCCTGTTATAGATCCTAATGAACTTGAAGAAGAAAAAAGAAGAAAAGAGCTTGAGGAATATACCGTAGGTAAGAGTTTGGAAGCTATGATTAAAGAAAGGCTGGGACTTGAAAGAGTACCAGATTCAAATCATTTTATGCAGCCTGAAATGATGCCACAAGCACAACCTAATATAGCTCCTCAAACAATACAACCTGAAATGCCTTCACCACAAATGGGTGCTCAACCTGAAATGGCTTCACAATTAGAACAAGCATTATCTCAAAGACAAATGGCACAGCCTCCAGAAATGCAACCTCAACCAGAAATGCAACCTCAAACAACAGATCCAACACAACGATTATATCAGCAGCTTGGAGAGGCAGAAAGAAATCCATTATATCAAAAATTTCAGGGAGATCCATTGACTACAGAGATGGCAGAAAGAAATGCAGGAGCAGTAGTTTCTGGGTTACAATCACAAATAAGAGACTTAACAGCACCAGAAGAAGAAATAGAAGAAAAATCCGATCCGGTTACAGAATATTATAAACAGAAATTTGAAACAATGAAGGGGATGTCTCCTAGTCAAATGGGCTATGATCCTGAAAAATGGAAAGAAACTGTCGGATATTTATCAAAACATTACGAAAAAGAAAGAGCTGGAAAGGAAGCTACTGGCGTTGCTGAAACTAAATTTGCGGGAGAAAAAGAATTAGCTGGCATGGAATATGGTTCAGCAGAAGATGTACAAAGAATAGAGAATCAAGCAGAAGCAGCATTACAAAATTTAAAAAATAAAGGATTAGTTGATACAGAGAAAGCAAAATTAACTGGTATGGGTAATTTACCGTTGACAACTGGAGCACAAACAGCAGCTCAAAAAACAATGATAGAAGGAAAGTCATCATTAACTAACATAGATGATGGTTTAAAATTGATAGAAAATAACCCTGAAGCATACAAGTTTATGTATGGTTTTTTAGGAGATGCAGTAACAAATAGGTTTGATAAACAAGGAATAAAAACTAGAACATCTATAGACAGAATAACAGCAGAATATAGAAAATGGCTAACGGGAGCACAAATGTCAGACAGAGAAAGAAAGGCATATCAAGTATTTTTGCCAAATGAATTTGACAACGGGGAAATAGTGAAAGCCAAGCTAAAAAGCATGAGAAGCTCAATAGAAAACAAAAACAAAACACTAGAGTCAATGTTATATGGACAAAGAGCTGGTTATGGTGAAAAAACAGTAGAACTTGCAGAACAAGGAGCAACTAAGATAGCAGAAACAGGAAAATTAAATTTCACATCAAGGGCAGAGGTAGAAGCTGCAAATTTACCGATAGGTACAGAATTTACCATGAATGGTAAAAGAGGAGTATGGGAATAATGGCTATAAGATGGTTGGATGAAGAGCCAACTCAAAAAAAACAAGGTTCTATAAGATGGTTGGATGAAGATGTACAACCTGCTGCTGTGACAAAACAACCAGAACGTGAAATAGGCGGAATAGAGGATGTATCACGTGGAGCAGTAAGTGGTCTATCTCTATTACCTCGTGGTGCTAGTAAGATTGGTCAACAAATTGGTGATATAGCTGGTACTAAATTAAGAGAAATGATAGGTAAAGAACCATTAACTGAGGAACAATTGTTAAATAAGCCTAAATCAGTACATAGCCAACTGTTAGAATCTTTAGACTATGACCCTCAATCATTTGCCGGCAAGGCTGCTAAATTTGGGGGTGAAGTTGTATCAACGCTACCAATAGGAGCTGGTGTTGGTACTGGTGCTACCTTTGGAGCTAGGCTAGGAAGCTCTGCTTTAAAGAATGCTTTAATTGGTGGAGGTATATCTGGATTAAGTGCTGCTGAATCAGGTGCAGATTTATCAGGAATAGCAAAGACTGCTGGTGTTGGAGCTAGTATTGGTGGTATGTTTGGTGGTGCTATCCCTATTTTGGGGGAAAAAGTACAGCCTAAAATTGCTGAATTAGTTGCAGGTATCCCAAAAGAATCCTACTCAAAAGCATTAAAAAGTATAATGAGTGGAGGACAACCATTTAAAAAAGGATATAGTGAAACCGATTTTATACCTTTATCAAAGAAAATAGAATCATCATTAAGCAAAGCAAAAGATATAGCTGGTAAAGACGTAGGAGAGGAAGTTGGCAAATTACTACCGATGAAACAAGCTTCCTCTGAACAAGTTTTAGGAGCGATAGATGATACTATAGAAAAAACATATCAAGGTGCTGATTTTAGCACAGCCTATGACGGGGCAAAATCTACGATAAATAGAATCAAATCAAAACTAAAATTAAATAAAGATGATTTATATGAAGTTGGTAATGAAATATTATCAACAAGTGAAATGATCGAAAATGGATTACCAGTAGAAAATTTTGCAAAAATAGTTGATGAATCTGCTGGTGTTACTTTACCTAATTTACATCAGGCTAAACTCACATTGCAAGAAAAAATACCATATAATAAAACTGAATGGACACAAAAAGATAGATTACTAGATAAATTACAAAATGAATTAAAAGGCATTATAGAAGATATTAGCCCTGAATATTCTAAAGCTAATAAATATTATTCAGATTTAATAGATGCAAATAAAGCAATAGGCGGAATAACCCCAGAGAAGCTATTAAAAACACATACAAGAGGCGGAGAGATGAAACAATACGGTGACAAATTAAAAGCCTTAGAAAAAATGTTACCAAAAGGAAATATGTTCATGGAGGAACTTGAAGATTTAGCCTTACAACAAGATTTCACTGGTGGATTATCTAAATGGATGTCACTTATGGCAGCTCGTCAAGGTATTGGTAAAGCTGGTCAATTAGCGGCTGGAGCTGGTGCGGCTGGTCTTGCAGGGTTTGATCCTGTACTTGGAACATCATTAATATTACAACAATCTCCATCAGTCCAAAGAGAATTATTAAAACTTTATGCTAAAAGCCCACGTATAACTCCACAAATAACAAGAGGAGTAGCTACTGGAGCTGCTCAATTTAGGGAATAAATAATGAGAATACCCTTTAAAAATATAGATATATGTCAAATATTTTCTACGCTTGCTGATATGATAACAGGCGGTACTCAAACTGCCATTTCTGTTACTTATACGGCAGCCTCTAAAATATTTAATTTTGTCATTCAAGTGGATGATGACGGTATAGAAGTAAATGGATCTAATAAATTACAATTAAAAGATTTAGGAGTTAAGACAGCTAAGATTAATACTGATGCTGTAGATAAAACTAAAATAGCTGCTGATGTGGCTGGTAGTGGATTGGCTCAGAATGTTGATGGTAGCCTTGAGGTGAAAGTAGATGACTCTACAATTGAAATAAATACAGATACTTTAAGGGTAAAAGCTGATGGTATTAATGATACTCATATTGATTTTGGCACTGGAGCTAATCAGGTATCAGCAGTAGATATACCAATAACTGATACGGGCACTTATTTTGAAGGAACAGAGGTTGAAACAGCTCTTGCAGAAATAGGAGAGATTCAGCAATATGAAAGTGGTTATAATTTAAATGAACCTGATACCATGCCTGATATAACTTTTGTAGATTCTACTAGAACTCTTTCCGTTGCGGTTAAGGGAGGACAAGATTCTTTTAGTTTTTATACCAACGGTAAAAAGTTTACTAAAACAGAAACAGAAACAATTATTGTCCCAGCCACATCAGGGACTTATTATATTTATTTTGATAACGATGGGGTCTTACAAACTGTTTTAAATGCAAGTTTAGCAAGAGTTCACTTTATTCAATATGCAACTACAGCTCTTATTTATTGGAACGCTACTGCAAATCAATCATTAATCCCTGATTTAGCAGCCAATGAGCGGCACGGGCACGGTATGGATGGAGCTACCCACTTAGCCAATCACTTTACCTTAGGGGCTTTATATTCAAGTGGTTTATCAATTTCAGGACTTACGGACGGAGGAACTACTTATGCTCAGGTCAACTCAGGGGTGTTCTTTGATGAGGATATTCAACATGATGTAGCCGCTTCTGCTACAAATAGATGGTTATACCGAGATGGGGCAAATGGCGATTGGCTGACTGATACTGCCGATAATCTACTTGGTTACCTAGATGGCGGGGCGGCAGTCGTCTGGAATGAAAATACAAGCGGAACTGTCTGGGAAAAAACGGCTCTTACTGGGAATGATGTTACTATTAATTTCTTCATGGGAGTTCCATTAAATGATTCTGGGGGAGTTGTAAAACTTGTAGGACAAGATAAGTATTCAAATGCAATTCAGGCTAGGGCGGCAGTTGAAACAGAAGTAACCCGCATGAATACGGCAGGATTGCCAAACCCTGAATTAATCTATATGTATGCCGTTATCATAAAAGCTAATGGGGAATTACAGAAAGTAGATGACGAAGGGAATCTCTTTTATGACTTAAGGGGGTTCAATGCTAAAAGTAGTGGGGGAACAAGTTCAGCTACTCTTGTTGCTGCTGACATATCTATAACAGATACAGGTGATTATTATACTGCTGCTAACGTGGAATCTGCTTTACAAGAAATAGGTAGTAGTTATACCAGAAAATGCGATAAAGTAATTAATATCTGTGCGGACGGAGGGCAGGACTATACTACCATTCAGGCTGCATTAGATGATAATGTAACCGAAGGTGTTATATTTATAATAAATCCGGGGACTTATACTAATGATACAATACACTTTACAGCAAATAATCAAACA